AATTATTTCCTGCTGATTGGGTCGTAGCTGTGTCTAATCTTGCTGCTGCAACTGTGCCTGAAGATAATTGACTTGCATTTAAGACGGTAATATTATGACCATTTCCGTAGAAATTACCAGTAATTGTATCTCCATAAATATTTGCCCACCGTGTACCGTTAGCACCTAAATTATATGTACTGTCGTCACTAGGTATGACAGAACTTCTAGGCGTAACAACTGCGGCTGCCGTACCTAAATAAAGCTTACTTACTGAATGATCTCTCCATATAAAGTTTGATACTCCATCTGTAGAATCTTTAACAATAAAATCAGCACCATCAACTCTGAAAGTAGTAGCACCCATATTTGTGCCATCTTTTCTTGCTGCTGTCCCATCTCTTGTCGCAATATCAACTCCATCTACTGTTCCTGTAACTGTGATATTTCCTGTAAAAGAGGCTCCTCCATCTTGAAAAACTATTTCCTTATCACTTCCAGCAGTTTTAGTAGCAAATGTAAGTTTTGAATCAGTTGTTCCTGTCGTTACGTCTGTTACTGTCGATTTTATAAAACCGTATGTCTTATCTGCACCGTCACTTTTTTTGCCTAAGAAGTGGAACTCGCCAATAACATCATTATCACTAGGAGTATCCGATCTGTATAGCTTAAAAACACTTGCAGCACCAGATCTTATAACTGAAGCTGTTCCATCAGATGCAATAGTAAATCTGTCAGTAGTATTGGTACTATCATTTATAGTGAAAACTCCATTGGCATTGATAAGTTTAAAATCAGAGTTGCTGTCAGTATCGTTAAAATGTATTTGAGGATAGGTAGTATTAATGTTTATATTTCCACCAAAATTACTTGTTCCACTCGAAGTTATTAAGCTCCCAACTGTTCCCGTCCCAGTAGTAGTTATATTCTGTGATCCAAAATCAGGAGAAATCTTTGTTCCTGCTATCGCTGCACTTGCATCAACTTGAGCATTAACAATCCCATTACTATTTAATAACGTCTTGATTTCTGCTGCTGTTTGATCGTCTTTAGCATTTGTTTCTACTGTGTCTAATTTTGTGCCATCAGTTGCAATATCTCTTCCATCAACTGTTCCTGATATGGTTAAGTTACCTTGTATCTCACTATTTCCCCGAATGATGGCAGTACCACCAACATCTAAACCATGAGATATGCTATTTGCTCCTCTATTAATACCTAAACCATTTGGTTCAATGGTGAGTCTTGTATTATCACCATCTACGTCATAAATCAATAAAGCATCAGGATTCCAACCCTGACCATTAATAATCCTATATTTTCTTACATTTGTAGTATTTGAATGAAATTCAATATATGGGTGAGATTGGTTATTAGCTCCTTCAAGAATTATATGATCGTTAGTCGTAATGTTCCCTGTTACATCAAGACCAGCACCAACATCTAAGTTGCCAGCTATATCAATATGCCCGTCAGTATTTACAACTAATCTGTCCGTGGTATTTGTTATGTCATAAAGTCTTAAAGTTCCATTGTTGTTGTAAAGTTTATAGTCTGGATTAGCCCCATCATCTATAAAACTTAAAGCTGGCTGTCCTCCTGTGATAGTCAAATCACCAGAACCTAAAGTTCCAGTCGTAACTATATTTTGACTACCAAAGTTAGGAGAAATTTTTGTTCCTGCTATCGCTGCGCTTGCATTTATATCAGCATTAACGATTGTACCGTCTAAGATTTTTGCACTTGTGATCGCACTATCTTCTATTCGTGCTGAAGCCAGAGTTCCTGAACTTATATTATCTGCATTTAAAGCAGTTAAACTTGCACCCGATCCACTGAATAGATTTGCCGTTACTGTGTTGGTGACATTAAGTGAGCCTAATGTTCCAACAGAAGTAAGAGAACTATTAACAATCCCAGCACCTAATGTTGTTGCATTTAAAACTTCAGTGCCAGCAATCTTATAANCNTTTCCAGTTGNNACATCAATATGCTGNTTNGCAGTCCAAGCATCTGTACTATCAACCCAATTCCANGTNTTATCNGTTGCACCTTTAAGAGTTANACCACCTCCATCTGCTCCAGAATCAGAACTATTGCCTGTNGCAAGCTGCAAGTTCTTATCTGTTACATCAATCTGAGTAGANGAAATCGTAGTTGTTCCACCAGTAACTACGAGATCCCCATAAATTGTGGTTTTATTGTTTGCCTCTACCTTGATTGCTTGACCACCATTCGTTGTTATAGATAATTCATTCGCTGCACTACGATATAAACCTGTTGATGTTGCACTTGTAAAAGCAAGACTTGGTGCTGCTTCTGTACCATTCGCAAGTTTTAAATCAACATCAGTAAGATTCTCAATTAAATTACCAACCTTAATTTTTTTATTCTTCGTTGTATTGCTAGTTTCACTAATATCGACTATGGGCAAGACATCATCTGAAGCTGGAGTGATCAGTTCAGTTAAATCTGTAATTTTCTTGTTTGCCACTTCCTTCCCTCTTGGATCTTCTTTAGGATAGTCTAATAATACCTATCAAACCCAGAAGAGAGGAAGATTTTCTTGAATCTTCTTTTTTTTCCTATCTTTATTTATTAGCTATGAAAGATTTTACAGATCTCCTGTATGAAGTCGATGATGCTTTGTCATTAGAAACTTGTGACAACATTATCGAAAGATTTCAAGACGACAATACAAAAGCCCCCCCAAAAGAACAAATTCTTGAACTAAAGGAATCCATAGACCTTTACATTAGTGATTCAAAAAAATGGAATGATATTGATGAGATTCTTCTCCAATCATTAACTGAACATTTTGAAAAATATACAAAACAAATAGCAAGAGCTATAGGAAGACCTTTATGGATTAATGAAGTAATGGATAGTGGTTATACGATAAAACAATATCAAGAAGCAGATTATGTTAATTGGCATCAAGACACTGGTTTTACAAGAGACGGATGGAACAGAATGCTTTCATGTATATGGTACTTAAATACGATAGAAGAAGGCGGCGAAACTGAATTTGCATTTGAATACAAAATCAAACCATTAACAGGAAAACTAATTATGTTCCCTGCAACTTGGAATTTCCCTTACAAACATCTTAAGCCTATCCGACAGAGTAAATATATTATTACGAGTTTCTTCCTAACTAGAGAAAGATAATAATTTAACTAGTCCTCATTATGTAACAGAGGCAATAGTAAGGAGGCATGTTTCTATCTGTTCCACTTACTCCTGAGCTATTTGCTGTATGACTATGAGAACCACCACTATTAACTGAAATCCCTGATCCAGACCAAGCACTCGTACCTGTATTAGCTGCATCAGTTCCCTGTCTAACACTGGTGTCGTGATGATGGCTATCTGTGTCAACGCCCTGATCATTTGTGGTTTTTGTATAACTATGAGTATGACCAGGATCACTGATACCGTGACCATGAGATCCAGTTGAGTTGGTGGTGTGTGTGTGACTAACAACTATTGCATCTTCATAACCACCTGTAGTACCAGGAGCTTGCGCTCCATTTCCAGTACCAGAGCCAAGAACAAATCTATTTCTTAAATCTGGAGTTGCATTACCACCAACAGTGCTTCCATTACATACTGACCATCCACTAGGAACTGAAGCTTCAGATCCATACCAAATAATAATTCCACCAACAGGAACTATACCAGAAGTCGAAATAGTCTCCCAAGAAGGCGCACTACTAGCACCGTTTGTTCTTAAAAATTGCCCAGCAGTTCCAACTCCTAACGCAACTGTATTGGTAGTAGATGCTTGATATAAAACACGATTAGTAGCACTAATACTAAGGTCATTCGGTTTATAAGAAGTACCATCACTATGCAATAAAGACCCAACTCTTAAACTCGTTGAAATCTTTGCACTTCCAGCAACCTCAAATCTATAACTACCAGGATTGCAGTTGACTCCAAGTCCATTAGCATCCCATTGCCCATAAGCAACAGACTTTGCCTCGTTTTGGAAACGATGGCTATCAGCATTGTTGTAAGCAGTATCAGCATCTACACCGATCTCATAAGTGCCTTCACTATTCGATATTTTAACGCTAGTTGCAGAACTAGAATCATTTGCATTAGAGTTACAAACATGCAAATGAGCATCGGGATTATTAATATTGACTCCTACTTGATCCCCTTGAATCGTTAATCGTCTCGTATCATTCGTTTTAAAAGTTAATTCATTATCGGCATTGGAATACATGCCTCCATCTGTATCATTACTGCTAAATCCATAACCATGTGATCCATTTGTTATTCCACCACTAACTTTTATCCCCCCAACAACATCTAGCTTGCATCCTGCCGTACCTGATCCAAGCTTTAATCCAGTTGATGTTAAAGCAGCTTGGCGTGATCCTCCTGCCGAGAAGCCAAGAGTACTAGCAGCAGGTANATATATTCCATTACTAGGAGCTGTACTTCCATCACAACTAAAAGANTGTCCAGANACAGTNCTAGNAGAATCNATATNTCCCTGTAACANTAACATTGCTACTAAATGNCCCTGTTGTTGCNNNTATCGCTGGAAANTGATAAGTAGAAGTTAAAGCACCCCAAGNACTTCCACTCCATTTTTGCCATATATTTGATCCNCTATCCCATTTTATTGNNCCAGTCGGCANNTTTGTTGGCGACCCAGAAAACTGAGTTGCAAGGTCAACATCNCTNGCTTTTACTTCNGCTANGAAATTTGTATATGTACTNGTNAGTTGAGGATTNNTCCANTTAGCCATTAGTTACCTCTTGCCGTCCAACTGAAATCCCCACNAACTCTAGTGCCAGAAGTGTTGTATAACAACACTTTAAACGATGTTGGGTTAGGAACATCAGTGAAATCATAAATTGCAATCACAGGGGTTGAACTTCCTTTTGGAGTTACTGTAATTGATTCAACATCTACAAAATCTACAACGAAATTAACTGTTGTTCCACCACTATCACTTGCACTTGCTGTTCCACTTCCTGCATCTGTCTTTTGTTTAGTTTCTAATCTCATATTAAATGCACTTATTTTTAACAAATCATCATTTCCGTTACTTGCCAAGTCATAACGGAATTTGACATATCTAAAACCTGTTCCAAAAGCGTTGTGAGAACTATTTGCCTGAGTTGTTGCACTCCCAGCGTAATCTGTCCAGCTATAACTTGCAGCAGGACTATCNTTCGGCCCTGTTGCACTAATAGATATTTTGGGTGTAACTTCAGTTGTACCTGCCGCATGTGTTCCAGTTAAAGTTGCCACTATTTTCGTGCCTGCCAATACTGTTCCATAATCCAATATTTCTTGATAAGACCCTGACGTAGCAGAAGGCAACCCATAAATTCTTTGTCCTCCTGCTGCCGCTTCAAACGAATTCCAATTTGGATATTGAGGAGAACTTGAAGATCCTGTCCCTATAAAATGATCTTGATAAGTTTTTGAAGTATCTACATTAACGAATAAACTACCTGAATCAGCAAACGCATTCGTTTTCGTAACTGTTGTATTAGTCGAAGCATTAGTGGCGAACGTACTATCAACATTGGTACGAAGAATATAATCTGGCGGCTGATTAACCGTAGCCGTAACACTGTAAGGCTCTCCAGTGTTATTAGCTGAATCAACTGCTGCTATCCAATAAGTAAAAGTCCCAGCAATCGTTTCAAACACAGTGGTAAACAATCCCTGTTTAGTTCCAATATCTGTACCACGATTGGCAAAATTAGAAACAGTATCTAAAGGCAAACTTGGCGACGTTTGCTTTTTAATGTTGTAATAAAGAATAGGAAGATTAGAAGGAGCATCACCCCAGTTAAGTAAAACATTGTTATCTATAACTTCTTGCGTAAATTTAGTAACTTCACCAGGAATAGTAACTGTCGCAGTCGTCGAAATCGGAGTTCCATAATTACCATTTATATCCTTTGCTACGACCCAAAATGTTTGAACACCACTCCAATCAACCTGAGTTGAAATTGATAATGCTTTGATAGTTGCAACAATAACAGCATTAGTATTAGAAGCATCTACGACACCATTTGTTACTTGAAAAGAAGAACCTCTTCTGATTTCATAATCTTCAATATTTAACGAACCTTTTGTTGCAGCAGTCCATGACAATTCAAGTTCACTTTTTAATAAAGCATCACTATCTGACTTAAAAGTAGTTTGTATCCCACTTACCGAACCTGGCATCGTAAAAATCAAATCGACATATTCTTCATCCCCATACTGACCCTGAGCGTTAATTGCTCGAATAAAGAACCTCCTATCAGTTTTCCAATTAACAAGGAAAGATAAAGTAGTACCTTTTACTTGTTGTAAACCCGTAGCAGTCTCAAAAGTACCTTGATTAGCAGGGCCATGACCTAATTCATAAGCAAAAGTAGGAGTACTCCCATCTTTCGCAGCCCATGATAAATCAACAGAAGTTCCACTGTTATAAACAGCCGTCAAACCATACTCATCTGCTGCAATGTTGGTGATAGAAACAGCAGTGGCAGTACTAACATTTCCTGCTATATCTACTGATCTAACATAAAAATCCTGCACCCCAATAAAGTCTACTTCTCGCTTATAAACTGTCGTATCTAACTTCTCTAAAATATTTGTGAAATTCTGACCTTTAGAAACTTCATAATGAGAAATAGCATATTTCCCAACAACAGAGACTTGATCCCATGAAAGAACGACATTACTACCTTCAAAAGAAATTGAAACTGGACTCGGTGCAGAAGGATCACCTATTTCAATAGCTAAAGAAGCAGCAGTAGTGCTATAAACTTCCTCACTATCGTAAGCTTTAATCCAAAAATACTGCTCACCAGTAGTAATAAATCCAAGGGTATAAGTGTTAGCAGTAAGCCTTGCGATTAAATTTTCTTCAGCGACAGGATTTGCAGCATTATAATAAGCATTATTCGCTAAACCCCACTCTGCATCTGTTGATCTAATTTCATATCCAACAACATCTAAATCATCGAAGTCAGGATAAACAGCGACTAACTTATCCCATGTAAAAACAATTCCTATTGATGGATCTATTGAATAAGCAAAATTAGTAATATTACTTGGAGGATTTGATTTGCCAGTTGCTCCAATTGATCCCTCTAAAGCAGAGCTTGAAGGTACTCCTGTTGCATTAAGACTGAAAATCTTGAACTGGAATGCACCAGCAGTTATATCTGGAATCTCATCATTATTTCCCAACTGTGTATAAACATGCCAAGTACCATTATCTTTCCTCCATCTCACCTCATATTTACTAACACCTAAAACAGTTTTCCATGAAAATACTAACTTTGCTTTTACTTGATTTGCTTGTTTATAAAGCTGTTGAACAATAGTTAATGGCCCCGTAGGAGCAGCAGGAATCTCATTAAGATTACTGAAATCTCTTACCGTTAAAGTTTCTCCTGCCTCAACATTTGCATATTTAGAAGCGTTATAAGAAAGTGCTGAAACCTTATATTCAAGCGCATCTTCTTCCTCAACCGAAACAACTCTCCACTGAGTTGTCTGCAAGTTCTGAGCAGAAGTGCCACCAGAAGTTTCTAAGACCCAAACACTATTAACTTGAGGAACACTACTGAAATCAGTTTCAGCCGTAATAACAGATCCAGAGATATTACTAACTGGCCTTGATTCGACAGTCCCTCCAGAAAGAAGAACATGAATTGTTCTTGTATAACCGACAGAAGAACCTTGCGGCAAATCTGTATCTGGGTTATCTCCAATCGCTATACCATCAGCCGTAATTTGACCAGCAGTTGCTGAAACTATACGACCACCCCTTCTAAGACCAGCTTTTAAAGGATCTGCAACATCAATAACTTGACCAGGCCGAACTAAGATTCCAGCATCCAAGCTACAAGTGAAACTTACAACTTCAGTTTCGTTTTCTTCTGTATAAAGAAGCCATTTTGCAACTCTTTTCGCCTGTGATCTACTGGTACAAGCAAAAGCCTCTATGTTTTTAGTGATTGAACCATACTTATTAATAATTGCTGTACCTGCTGAAACTCTTTCATACGCAAACGATCTAAGGTTTTTATCAAAATATTTAACTACTACTACTGTTGCTCTTGTTCTCTGACTACTACCCGAATAATTAAAACCTTCAGAAGTAATATTCGCCAGCGTAAATAAGTAACTACTGGACTGAGGCTTGTCTTGAGACATTGCAAGACTACCTGCTGACCAATATGGCATTGCCATAAAGACAGCAGACATTGAATTAATTAAATCAAAAGCTTCTGCTCGACCTTGGATATAAACATTACAGGAAAAACGTGGTTCAAAACCTCCAAACCCATCAGATATTCCATGTTTACCAGTCGTCTTATGGTAATCATCAGTCGTCCCATTAGGTCTGGTGTTGAGCGCAGAGCAATATTTAGAAGCAGCATAAAAATCAAATTTACTTAACCGTTCTGCATTGCCGTTAAAACTCGATTGCTCAGAAGGGGTAAGAATATGATCTCCCAAACCATATCTCTTAGATGTCAAAAGATCCCATAAGCACCAAGCAGGATCAGCGCACCAAACCGCCGCCTGAAAAACACCAGTCCAAATCCCATTCTGGGGATAAACAATTGCACCAGTCGTTTGATCAACCGTGACTTGCTCAACTCCTCCAACAACAATTGAAGGAATTCTGATCTTTGTACCTCTAACTAAATAAGCTCTTGATGGAATTGATGAAAACTGTTCAGCATCAATACGAATACCTGCTAAAGCACAATCTGGATAATTCCTACTTGTCTTAGTGACTCTAGTGAAAAAGTCCCAATATGTTTGATTTTGAACTCTAGTTCCATCTGAAGAGTTATCTGTTAAACGAATAACCTTAATCTTTGCTTCTGTGAAAGCAGTTGTTGGCAATTGAATTGCATATTGTTTCTTATATTCATCACCAGTTCGGCCTGTAATCGTATCTATCTTTTTATTCGCATCTGTATCACCACCTGGATTAATATCTTGATCGACCCACGCTCCAGTACCACCTGTAGTCGTGATCTGTAATTGAATTTTGATTTTGACCGAAGTACCTACAATGTCACCATCATCTTCAATATGTTGAAGAGCAGGAATCTTAATTACTACACGAATTTCATCAACAGAATCTGAAGTCGTAACAGTCCTAGAGACACCAACACTATTAGGATCACTAGCTAAACAAGTCCAAACAAGATTACCGTCTGAAGTTGTACCCCCAACTGTTGTATTCCAAGAGGGTTCAGATGCTCCTGAAGATCCACCATCAGTCGTACATTGAAAATAACGAACAACATCACTAATTGTCTTTTTAATGTATTGATTTACAGAGAAGTTATGTTCTTTGATCCAATAACCAGTGTTATTAACTATTTCAGCAGGCAAACTCTCCTGACCTTGAATAGTCGATTCAGCATTATCAAAACTAGGTTCACCTGTCCCTAAGCCAATAACTGTTTGATTGCTCGTCCCTTCACGCAAACCATAACTTACATTCTCAAAGTTATAAGTACCATCACTATTTTGAATAGGAGTATTATTTAGAAAAATAGACTTTAAAGAATTATCTTTTATCCCTTCTATTTCACCCTCAGAAATCAGGTCTAATACACTTGCGTAACTTCTACTATCAAGAGAATCAGCTTCAGTAGTCGGTGTGCGACCACCACCGCCGCCACCTTTTCCACCGCCGCCACCACCAGAACCAATAATTTGTGTCATGTTTAGTTTTGAGTTACGTCAATACCTGCGGAAATAACAACAGATCCTGTTAAGACCTCACCGTAGCAAACAGGAATTGCTGTGCCTGCTCTTCCAGTTTGTTGTATTCCACTGAAGCTAAATTGATTCTGAGGATCTTCTTCTGATTTTGGCGTGGTAGGAGTAGGAGTCAATAATCCAGCTACTCCAGATAAGACCAACAGAAGACCAATATTCCCAGCCATTGCCCAACCAGCACCTCCAGCAGCCCATGTTGCTACTCCTGCTTCTGCTGCAAAACCAGAAATACCTAAACTTGCACCACCAGTCGTAAGAGCAAGACCAATTAAAGCAGCACCTAAAACAATCCTCCCGACATTTCCAGCTCCAGCAATAACAGGAGTAATACTTATATCGTCTGAACCAATAGGATAACCAATCTCATCTAAAGCTAAAGCAGAACTTCCAACCTCTATTTTATAATGCTGGTTTGCCATGTGCTGCTCTAAAGCAGGCCAATTAGCAACCAAAAAACGAACAGCCTCGGCAGCAGTATGAACATCTACTTCAAAAACTCTTTGACCTACAAACTTTGCAAGTTTTCCATATAACTTGACCTTCCTAAGCATGACGCAAAGTAACCCTCCTACCAATACACTTTAATAGCCATTCGTCCAATTGGTCACGACTCGACAATCTTCCTTGTAAATGATGCAAAATATCATTCCCTCCAAGATAAACAGCAACATGATTTAAACCTCGACCTCGAATACTCATTAATAACGCATCTCCTTTTTGCAGTTCTTCATCTGGAGCGAGTTCTCTAAAACCTGCATCTTTCCAACAACCATCAAACATAGGATTCAACCTAAAATCTTCTGGATTAACAGGTCGATCCCAATCCCTTATCTCTTGACCTTGCTCTAAATAATAATCTCTTACTAACGTCCAGCAATCAGCGACACCCCACACCCAAGTTCTCCCTTCCAATGGTGCTTTATATCCAGATGGCTCAAAATAATGCCATTGCTCCAAACTAGGATTCACAATGTACCAAGGTAAACCACTATTTTCACAAGAAGCTAAATCTGCCTGACTAGGAGTTGGTGGTGTCTGAGGATGTGAATGAACTATCGCTAAGACTTCTCCAACATCTTCTGCGGCTGCATAGTCTTTTGGATCAAGAATGAATTGATCGTATCGACTTTCAGCAATGTTTTTACAAGGCCAATAACATTCTTTCCCCTTTCGTACAATTAATAAGCCACAAGCTTCATTAGGATCAGCTTCTTTTGCTGCTAAAAGAGCATCATCTTTCCATGTCATGCGTGGAACGCTCCTATACCTGGGAAATCAACAGGTAAACATTGTCTTTTCGGAAGTCGAATACCAGCAAGATCAAGCGCACTACATAATTCAAATTCAACTAATTCCTTATTTTCATTTACTTTTCGATCTACGAAATAGATCTCATCAGGAAATCTTTGACTTGGATCTGGTTCTCCATAAGGGTTTCCAAGTTCTTCTCTTTGAAAATTATCATCATTCTCCATTGCAAAAGAATCAACACCATCTTCATTTTCAAGAAAGGTATCAGTACCAAAACTTTCAGCATCAATAAATCGTTCAAGAGTTCTTATTCTTGTTAATTTTGCTCCTGCTAAATCATTCCCTGCTGTTGTTATGTTTACCTCATTCAAAATGGCAGTAATTGTATTAAATAAATTACTGACACGCATTGTAGGTCTTGGCAAAGAACCTTTTGCTCCTCCTCTATATTCAAAACCTTCAGCCTGAATCGGCATTTGTTGATAAACCTGACCTGCAAATTTAATATCTACAAAATTGCCATTAATTGTGTTACTAGAGGCTCCATTATGAAAATAATAAGTAGGCTTAACTGCTTTCCAAGTCACAGTGCCATCAACAACAGTACCTCCTACTGAAGCAGGCCATGAAGGTTCAGAACTTCCAGTAGTGCCAGGGATGATAGACCTAAAGACCAAGCCACTCGCATGTGTTGATGTACTTCTAACTTCCTTCCCGTATCTTTTATCTTGATTAGCAGCCCAAGGACTCCACCCAGCCGTTCTTGCATTGCCATGTAGAGTTGTATCTAACTCCAATTCAAATAATTCAATAATCGCAGTTGGATTTACACTAATCAGTTCGTCATAAGTACTACTAAAAGCAGTCCAGATCAAAGTAGTTCCATCAAGAACAGTTTGACCGACTTTCTCAGGCCAATCAGGCTCTGTACCCCCACTTGTCCCTGCTGTTGTGCATTTATAAGAAAGACCAGTTGATCCTGCCTCGACAGAGACACGAATATCTCCAACGGAATAAGCAGTATTAGCAGCCCACTTTGCTATTGCTGTCATTAACTCGACTCAAACACCTGTTTAAATTGCATCGAAATAGTGTTGTTATTGAAAGAAGTCATTTCTACATCCCAACTTTCACAAACATATTTCTTGTAATTAGTTGTTGTTGGATCAATCCAATCAAAACTTTCTTTACCATTTTTGTCTTGTAAGAAACCAACAATCTTATCTCGATCTGCATTTGTTCGATTATTAAAAGAAAGACTCCATTTTTTTCTTCTTGTGTTCATGCCCATCGTATTTCTTTGCTGAAAACCATCTCCAAATTCGGTGATACGAAGATCAGGAGTTTCACTCACACTTGCCGCATAGCTAGGAGCCGTCACACAATTCACAGTAGCGTCATCAAAAATAGCCATAAGAAATTAAGCTAAAAGTCCTCCTGGTCGTTTTTGTTTTACTAATTCTGCTTCAATAGCAGAACCAAGCATCCTGCCTAATTGAGCCATTTGCTTGCCATCACCTTCGACTTTAGTACCTTTCGCATCGACTGACACATTCACAGTAGTAGCACCGCCTCCACCAGCTATTCCAAGTTTTCCATCTCTGCCACGTTTTAGCGGGACAATTGCTTCAGGCCCAGCTTCACCCATCAGGCCAACTCCCTTGGCAAATGGGAAGAGTGTAGGACTGTTGACTATGCCTCCTTTGGCATAAGGGACGATGCCGTTCTTAGCAAAGACTTTTCCGTCGGCTGCGATTGTACGTGACAGTCCTCCTAAATCATTTGCACCTGTCATGTTATCAATCGGACTACTCTTACGACCAAACAAACCACCCAAGATTCCACCACCACTAGTAAAGGAAGCAATCATATTAAATATCAATTGTTTCGCAATCATCTTCGCTATATCAGCAATAACAGAACGAGCAAACTCTTTGAATTTCAATTTCCCAGTCATCACAAAGTTAGCTAAAGAATCAGCCATCCTGTCAAACCATGACGCTGTGACGTTTGCAATTTCTTCTCCACTATTTTTCACTGAATCTGCAAATTTATCCCAACCACCCTTTAATCCTAAGAAA